TTATCAAAATCTAAAAGCTCTTTAATATGTCTAAATTCTTGTCTGATTGCTTTTTTTAATTTATCGGTAGCATTTAAATTTGAAAGTTCAATTTCAACAGGAGAATCATAAAGATCGCTAACGATTGCTTCATTAACAACATCTTCAATGGCACCATCACATTCTGGATGTAATGACATCTCTCTATATCTTTTAATTAGATCAAATTCTGTTTTATAAACACCTTCAATATCTACATAAGAACCGTAAAATCCACTAGAAATATAATTATCAACCCCGTCCTCATTATTTTGAGGTACGGGGGAAGTTATAGTTTTTGACTTTTTTTCTGAAGAATCTTCAATAGAAAACCCAAAAAGTTTTGCCATATTATAAACTTACTGTACTGTATTATTTACTATTTAGTTAATATCTTCACCACCGGAATCGGGAGAACTTCCTCTAAATGCTTCCCAATAATGCATTTGAAGTTCAACAGTAAATTCCTCAATAGTATCAGTAGTTTCATAACTAAGGTCAATTGTTGAAATATTAGTTGGGAAAATATCCCATATCTTATATGACCTTAGAACAGAACCATCGCGACTAAGTTGATTGACGACAGCATCTTTTTGATATTCTGCTGGATTAATTAATCCAGTTGCATCTGTCATTCTATTAATTACATTCATCCATTTCTCAAAAGCAGATCGAATTGAGAAATCTACATCATTAATGACTGTAATAGTCCAGGTTTCAAAAGTCCTGTCTCCAGATACTTTTAAAACACGTCCCCTAAAAGGAACATCAATTGCTGCAACAGTTGATGCTGGAAGAGCAGCTGCTTTTACCATAAATCTTGATTTTTCCAAAACATCATTATTAATAGATACAGCATTAGGAAATGCTAAAACTACTTCAAAAAGATTTGGTCTTGCACCACCACCAATTAGCTTACTCTTAAAATCACTAATTGTTCTTACTGGTGATGTATTACGTTGTTGGCGACTAGGCATTTTTTTTAAACCTCTAAATTAAACGTTACCGATAACTTCTTCAAATGAAACACCAGTTCTGGTGGCAACGAAGGTAAGACCAATAAAATTAATCGATCTTTGTGGCTTGATATAAATGTCAGCAACAAATTCATTATTATCTATAATTGCTGCTGTATTATTTGTTTCATCACAAATAACAACATAATCCTGAATTCCTCTCTTCGCTTGAATGTCGCGAAGGAAAGGTTCAATAATATTTACAAAGTTTGTTCTTGTAATTTCATCGTTAAATTCAAAAAGCTGATCATTTGCCGCAGAAGTAATAGTTTTTGCAAGATATACAAAAAGACGGCGAACATTGATTCTATCAAATGCTGATGCTTTTCCAAGAGCAGTTTTGTCACCGAAAAGAACAATTCCAGATCCAGGTGTGAAAATAACTGGATTTACTCTTGCTGAATATAATCTATCTCTTTGAGATAGAGATGGATTATATGCCAATTTAATTGAATTGAGAATTGTTCCTCTTGTTGTTCCCGCAGGAGAGAACCATGGGAAACTATCGACATCATTACGAGCACAAATACCAGCGATATCGCCATTTAATGGAACATATCTGAACGTATTTGCAAATCTATCAAACATATACTTGTATCCACTATCAAACACTGCATAAGAAGATGCAGTTAATGGTGAATAATATTCTAATACTTTATTTGTAATAGTCTCACTATCATTAACAGTTACTGTTCCAGAATCAGTATCTATTAAGAATGCTTGTCTATATGGAGAAATAAACGCAATACAATCTTTTCTAAAGTCTGCAATTGAAATTAATTGTTCTGCAAGTGCCCTTGCTTCATCAATAGAGTAGTTGGCAGAACCCATGATCAAGAAATCTACAATAGAATTCTCATCATCTCTAAAAATATTATATCCACTTGATAATTTACCCAATGTTGTTGTAAGAGCACCGGAATTTTCAATGTTTGTTGATCCATCATAATTTTTTCCGCCAGTTAAAACATAATTTAAATTCCCAGCTCCACCAAAAATAATTGGACCATTATTAATATCTTCACTATTTTGATCCCACCCTTTATCTGAGAAAACATTCCATTCAGTTAAAAAACCAGAGTCTGTTATTCCACTAGGAGCACCACCTGCAAAAGTATATGCAGAATTATCTTTTAAATAACTTCTCCAGTATGAAGGACTTCCAGTCGAAAATTGAGCATCTTTTGCTTTTGATAGATTTAAATGCCTTTCAAGAATTGATCCTGAATTTCCAGTAATTCTACCATCACCATCAATGACAACAACATGAACCTCATCAAATCTTGCTCCTCTCCTTGAAGCATAATCTGATGTTCCTGGTCTATCAGCAATTGAACTCCAATCAATCGTATTGACAGTTTCAGTACCACCAACACTATTAGAAGAAACTGATATTTTTTGATTTTGGAACCAATCAGAGGTTGAGTTGCACGATTTTGCTATAATTGTTCCACTACTAATAACATTAGTTACAGTGAAGAATTCACTATCAATTTTGAAAAGACCCCCAATATTTAATTCACCACCCAATACACCACTTAATAAAATCGAAGTTTCATCTACATCTTGTACTGCTGAAGATAAAGTTCCTGCTCCAGCAATCTTAGTAACTACTTTTACTTCGTCTCCATCTGAATGGGTCAAAGCAGCAGTACCATCTTGTGCTCTTGTTATCCCAGATATAGTTCCCTCATTAACAGTAGCTGCTCCACCCAAGAAAATAATCTCATTGCCAATGATAAGATATTTGTCAGAAATATTTCCTAAATTAGATGTTGAAATTCCAATAGTAGTGTCGCTAGGAGATAAGTTTGCTCCACCTGGTTGATCTAATAATAAAGTTTCTTCAAGATAATAAGTATCTACACTGGTTCCTTGTGTATGAGTAGCAGGAGTGCTATTCAATGAACCTCTTGTTGAAACAGTAGTATCTGCTGGAACTGTTGGTGAATTAACATCAACTATTTTTATATCGCCAGTATTAAATCTATATATTCCATTATACTGATAATCTTTATTTGTTTCCGTGCCATTTTCATCGACATGAGAAACAAATTTTACTTCAACTCCAGCATTAGTTCCAGCAGTAGTTACACCAGTAACAATTCCTTTAAAATATCCATTTAATGTAGATGTAGTTCCAGCACCAGATACAACAGTTCCTGGAAGAACTGTTTGTGATACACCCATACCAACTTCAATATTGGTATAACTATCTAATGTCAGAGTTTGATCTGTCTTTGAATCAATAACCGCAACTCTTAATCCATTTGCCCAAGAACCTGGATTTTTTGCAATAATTGTGCTTCCAGGAATTATATTTTCGTCATATTGAAGTTGCTCATAATTTTCTACATTTTTAATTTTTAATGTAGCACCACTATCGGTAGAATTATTTAATAACTCACTATCTGCTCTAATGACTCTTAAACTACCCCCATAAGCAAGATATGAAGATGCAGTCATCCAATGCTCATAATGCTTATCATTGCTATATGGTTTTCCAAAATTATCTAATAAATCTTTTTCTGATCCAATCAAAACTGGAAGATCTACGGGACCTTGTGCAAAAGGAGCAACAAGTCCACCAGATCTTGCAGAAACTGGATCAACCCTTCCCGTAGTAAGATCTACCTCTCTTACCTTAACTCCAGGAGATGCTAAATTTAATGGCATCTTATGTGTCCTCGCATCCATGTGATCTAAAAATATTTATTAAAATATACTTTTTCACTGGGGAAACGGTGCATGAAATCTACCAATCAGGATATTCCCAATTCCAATTAGTTAATGTCTTTTTATTTTTCTTTATTCTTATTATGGTACATTCTTTACATTCATACGAATATGATGAAGGCAATGTTTTTCTATTTTTTCTTGATAGATAGTAGTCTTCTATTAAATTTTTAATTTTCCCACATACTCTACATCTTCGATCAAAAAATAGTAAGTGCTCAACCTCTAATTGATCATTTATTTCCATCACATATAATCCCACATATAAGACATATCCCCATACTCATCTGTATACCATCTATCACCAGTTTTATCTACAAAACTAGATTCATTATTAAACCCATCAGAAATAAAACCAAATGGTGCCATATCTTGATCTATTTGGTTTTTTTGCTCCTCATATATTCTTTTACGTACATCATTATCTGTCATTTCTTTGAAATATTCTTGAGCAACTAACCAAGAAAAAATCACGAGACACATTGCCAAATCATCATTACATCCTTCTTCTGCTTCAAAAGAATTTCCTTTTTGAGCAAAAGTTGTCAATTCTGATATGATTTCATAATCACTAGTTATTAACTTATCATCTTCAAGAAGAGTTTTCAAATTTGAACAACCTAATTTTTTAACTGCTGAAGTCGTTCTTACCCCAAGATATGTCTTTTTACCACTGAACCCAGATCCAACAATTTGTCCATTTCTACCTCTCATAGCACACATTAAAATATTTTCATATTCTAAGTCATATTGGAGGATACTGGCAACTTGATCTCCAATATCATTCACTTCAATTAATAACCAAGACTCATTATACCCCTTAGCCACATCCAAAATTATATTTGGAAATAACATCGGTTTTATCTCATTATTTCTATATTTTGCTACTACTTTATATGGAAATGTTGTAATATCAAAAACTATAAAAGCGGAGTAATCATTTCCTAGTCCACGGGCAACGTCAACTGTAATTAAATAATTATGATCATTGATTGGATTTTCGTAAATATCTAACCCAGCATTTCTTTTTATTGGTTCATCATATACTAATGTTTTGAGTTTTGCTGGATTGATGAGCGTATTGACAGAACCTAAAAATTCACATTCAAATTCTACTTTAAATTGCTGCTCAGAAGTATTGGCAATTGTTTGTTCTTTCCATATAACATCTCTACCAGGAACTTCTGACCAATGAAC